GAAATACATATAAGGAGTTATTCGATGGAGAGAGGTAAGGCCAATGAGCATGTATTCAGCTTTTTTGAGACATTCGGCATAGAGAAGAATCAGCTTAATAAAGCGATGTTGATTCTTTCTGTCCTCTGCAGTTAATTCGCCAGTAAACTCATCAAGTACCACAATATTCTGATGATTAAGTCGTATGTTGTTTAAGATGCCATACACAACCTTGAGTGGTGGTAAGTACCTCGTTCTACATTCGGCAATGATCTGTCCCCAACCTTCCTTCACTACTGCCTCATCATAGTTAGCTAAGGCATCTCTCCATTCCTTGCCGAGTAGCTGATTCTTCTCTATGCTGAATGTCTCAAATAAGCTGATAACATGCTCATTGGCCTTACTTCTCTCCATCGAATAACTCCTTATATGTATTTACTTTAGTGGGGGTTATTGTACCATTCTGTGCTTGGTACTCTATTGCATTTCTACACCAATTACGGAAAGCTGCTTTCTTATTCTTATAACGCTTTCCATGAGCAAGTTGATAATCTTTCCACTTCTCAAGCTCAGTCTCTAAGTCTAAAGTAGGATATTTCTCACTTAGACCTTCAAGTATTACTTTAGGTTCAAGTGATACTTTAAGTGTTTCTTTAGTTAAAGGTTTTCCTTCTCTTACAATCTCATCCTTTCTAAAGCTAATCAAAGAAGAGTTATTCTCTAAGTAATAATTAGATATATAATCTCTTATAGTATCTTTATATATAGTATCTAAGTAATTAGATATATAAGATATTATATATTTATTATATATACTTAATATATTATAAAAAAACGAACTTCTATGCTTTAAGTCAAGGAATAAATCATCTATTTCCGATAATTCTTTAGGAACCATAGGCTTTAGATCCGTTTCTTCCATATTGCTTATTATTAGACTCTTTTTTGGTATCTTCATACTCACACCTTCCTTTTATGTTTTATTAGATTCTACACTATGTTTTGAGCCTTCTAAGGCTATTTCTGTATTGCAGTTCATACATACTTTGCGTTCCAATCCATAAATTGGGAAGTCATCGTACTTTAAAACTATCTTTTTACTCTGAGTACAAGTTGTCCTACCATACTCATACGCTCTGTTACATGATTTGCAGTAGAAAAGATTAAATTCCTTTTTCCAATTACTTTTATTTCTTTGATTTAATCTTTGCTGACTATGAGCATCTGTATTTTCTAAGATATAATCAATGATATGTGGTTTATCCATTTCTTACCTCTTTTCAATTAAGATGGAAAAATCATCATTTTCATTTTGTATGATACTTACATCAATGTCTTGATTTATCTTCCATTCTAAATGTTTAAAAAAGAAATGTGGTAAGTTGATTCTATTACCACCACTACCTCTTAGTATATACTCTTTATCTACTTTACTTGAAGTGATTGCCACTCCATCTAATGAACCTTCTCTATTCATCCTCTAACTCCTTATCTAGTTTGTTAATATGTTCTTTTTCGTAAATGATGCCATATAGCAGCACCAAGTAATTAACTGCATCTAAGATCCTTCCTTCGATCTTCTCATCTGATGCTTCAACACCATGCAAAACATAGTATCTGATTGAATCCATATGTTTTAATAGATAGACCAGGAGTACCCTTTCAGCACTAAGGCCCAATCGTTCACCTACTGATTCAAAGTTCTTAAATTTTTGTCCTGTTCCTACTGTATATTCTTCGCCTTTTGCCTTACTAACCTCTAGGCAGTTCTGAAAGAACTTCTCTGCTATCATAAAAAATGTATCATTCTGCATAATTATTTACCCCACTTGTTAATGTTAATTTCTTCGATTGATAAGTTGTCTAAACGCTCTTTGTGTTGAATGTAGTTCTTACCTACCTCTGCATCATCTATATCTACATAGCTTTTAAGAGGGTATTGTGTTTTACTATCTTTTATTTCAACCCATGCTCCTGTAAAGGTTCGATATTGCTTTACATTGTCTGTTGTTTTAACGATTACATACTTAGACATTTTTAATAAACTCCACTTCTACTGCGTAGACCATACCACCTTTAGTCCACTTGATTCTAAAATCATGCCAATTCTGAGCATGGTGGTTTATAGCAGTTGTAAACTCGTTACTTCTGCGATAAAGCTCATGCTTTGCTACTTCCTCTGGTGGAACTTCATCATGGGGGTAGCGTATGGCAATAGTACACACTAGTCTATCGTACTTAACTGCTTCGACCACGACCATAGTTTCGTTGTAGCTTTTCTAGTTGTAGCATCCTACTATATCCTGAACTACCTTTTTCAATGATTCCATTACGAAACAAACCTTGATAAAACTCAACAATACTCTTTAAGCTGCCGAGAGCTTTCTTTTTACTCTTTTCCATTTTTTAACCTCGTTATTTTATAGATTTCACCTCTATCTTCTTTAAATAGTACCCAGTCGCAAGTTCCTAGAGCTAACCACTTAGGGACACTACTTCTTACTTTACATTGTATCTTAGTTCCATCTGCAAGTATATCAACATCTTCCTTGCATCCTGGTAGACTAAGACCATTACTTCCATAGGCTCTTTCCACATCTTCATAACCCATGTCTTTCAATACTTTTACGCATTCATATTCAAAACGATTGCCCTTTTGTTTACTTTTATTTGCCATTATCATACTCCCATATATAGATTGGTGTGTGGTCGCCTACATAAGATCCTGCAATATTGTAGTAAAAATGCTCTAAAGCATCTTCATCGGTCATATTATCATCTTGTAGGATTTTTAAAATCTTTTCTATGCTATATACCATCCTCTGCTTACTATCAATTCCGATAATAGCATCATCAAAGCCATCAGCTTTTAAGGTTTCATCAGGTTCAGCATATAAATCAACAAAGTCTTGTAAATTATTCAACAGGAAACTCCATATATTGATAGAAGAATCTTCGGTTCTTCTTTTGGTTATTCTTACTCGGTTTTAAGGCTAGGTTTATACTTGCCTCATTATCGTATGGTACATAGCAGACTATATCTTTTTCTGTGTAGTAAACTGCTACTATGTCTATAAGATCTTTTTTACGATACTTATGCAACCTTACTTCGATTGCAGTATCTGTTTTCATATCTGTAATTGTCTTTACTTGTACCCTTAAAAACTCTTTCTTCCTTCTTTCGACAATCAGGTCTACCCCTTGTTCATCAATAATAGGTTTATATACAGGGTATCTATAATTAGCAGTTAAATCTTTAATCACTGCGATTTCGCCAACATACCCCTTGTGAACGGTGTGTGTTACTTTTCCCATTCAACACCAATATGTCTTAGGTCATCGCTTTTAATTAAAGTAATAGCATCATTCCGACCTCTTCTCCTATAGAGTTTATATTGGGCAAGTAGTGGCTTTTCAACAAATTCATGTCCTACAAAGCGTTGGACATAATCAATAAGGTTAGTGGGCCTAACAACGATCCAACTCTTTTTGGTCTCAAAAGCAATCATATCAGCATGAGAGTTATAAAGCCACCCTTCATCTGCTACACCTTTAACCTCTATCCAATGCCATTCATCTTGCACTTCTTCTCCTCTACGAAGTGCTTTCATACCCTTAATTTCTATATTAGCAGAAATGTTGATGTCATAATGATGGTTCATATCATAGGCTGCACCAACTTTGATTCCTTTAAAGCCTAGATTTTCAATAAATGATTTAAATCGTATTTCGGTTTCAAGTCCATTTAAGACTTGTGTTTTGTTTAGCATAGATTCCTCGGTATGTGTTAAAAAGAAAGGGGGAGCCGAAACTCCCCCTGGTAGAGACTAATTAGAAAGGAAGTTCATCATCCTTTACTGAACTAGATTGAGCCTGTCCATCCTTTTGGAAAGGTTCATTAATGTTGCAACTAAGATAGGTCTCTCCTGCCTTAGTCTTGCTCACCCATCCTGCTCCTGATATCTCTCCTACACCATCAATTTCACCTGAGATATTATATACTGGTGATGTTTCTTTCTTTTCTTTACCAGTCCAATCAATCTTAAATAGATTAACTTTACCGATCTTTTTTGGTCTTACACCTGCAGCCATTATGCGGCCTCCTTTTCTGTTTTGTTATCTTGTTCTGTGATAATCGTATTACTTTTCAGTCTTTTATTGGTGACCATCACATTTTTGTTTTCTTTAAAACAAGAGTTGATACCTCTAGGTCTAGGTTTAGCATAGACAGGCTTTATAGGGCCATTCTGTGCATACCATAACTTTACCATAGAGTCCCACTCTTGAGTTAAATCTTCTTCTACTAACTTAAGTTTGTACTTAGGCTTACCTCTCCAACTATTCATAACATAGAGTACACCCATAAAATCAATAGGATGGTCTGGAAACAAGCCTTCCCATAGATTCTTATAAGCAGTAACCTGATATTTATGATTAGCGAACTTGTTGGATAATGTAGAACTATTTCTAAGGGTCTTAATATCAAGCAGTATTCTACCTGACATCCCTTCCTTTAAGTCTGTACATTTAGCCTCAGCAGGAGTTAGGTTATCTTCAACCTTTATCCTAGCTACCATATCAAGTGTCCCTGTGTAATCCCTCCTCGGATCAAATAAAGGTACTTCATTACCCTCTATTTGTATTGTATGGTCTAAGAAGAACTGATTACCAGACTCCATAAACTTTATCATAGGATTTGTCCACTCTCTTACTTCCTGCTTATCAGGGTCGAAGTATGGTTGGCTAAAATCAATATCAACACCCATTGTTAATTGCTCTAAGCATAGATGTATCTGTGTACCTTCAGTTGCAGCTTTATTAGCATAAGCCATTGCATCCTCATAACTAGGGTAAGATGCTAACCACTTATCAAAACCAATACCTTTAGCCATGATCTGCTGAATAGTGGTAACACTAGGTAAGTGCTGACGACTTTCTTTCGTCCACTCCTGAGTCTTAAAATTCTCTTCTAAGTAACTAAGGAGAGGTGTGTATGCTCTTCCAAATGGAAAATCAACTCTCTCGATAGGTGTAAGAGACTGAATGTTGGGGGGTTGATATGCTTGTTTTTTCTTTGTTGAACTTGCTCTTGGCATAATTGTCCTCTTTTCTTATTGTTTTGTAATGCACAATCCTTCCATTGTGCTTTTCAATTAGAACCTTTAGTTCTTCTTGAAAATCTTTTCTATTATCGTTATCAAATAGAATAGTAAAACTTGGTCTACTCATTATCTAATAACCTTACTTGTGTATCAGGTGCGATACGCTGATTGAACGCTCTTCTTATTTCCTTATTGCCTTCCCAATCTGTTTCCTCATAAGAGTCCCATCTTACAAGAATACTACCACTGCCAATATCTAAGATATGGCCCGTTCTCTTACCACATCTAAAATGATCGTTCTCTACTAATTCATTGATTGAAGTCGTACTGCCCACTTGAGGTCTTATATGCGAGGAGGCATTGGAGTTCATAGGGTAAGGCATAATCACGGAGTCCTTACTCTACTGTGGGCAGTAGTTCTTTCAGTAACAAATCTTTGAAACTCAGACTTGCTAATTAATTTTTTCTTATGTGATAAGTTTAATACACTGATCTCACCAGACTTTATCCAATTAGATATAGTTCTGTTAGAACTTCTTAGTAGTTCAGCTACCTCATTTATTGTGTAAAACTCGTTATCCATACCCGTATATTAGTGGTAAATAATGGTAAGAACAAGAAAATAATGTAAAATATTATAAAATTAAGTCTTTATACTGCTCAATATACTCTTCTTCAGATGCTTTACCTTGTGCAGAGTTATAATACTTCTTATAATAATGTGCTTGTCCTTCTAGGTCTTGAGGTACTTTTTTTGGTACTCGCCAATATTTAAGTCTACAATGCATGATACCATAGGCAATGTTAGATTCTAACATATCACCTATTTCATCATCACTTGTTCCTATCATAGTAAACTTAAGCGGAACCATAGCAGCCGAAGCACACATTCTCGCCTTCGACTGCCTGTACTTGAGGTACGATTTAATATTGTCCTGAGCAGTCGCCACTTCAACCTGCCAGAAAGATTTGGCTATACCACTTTCAATCTGTCTGATATATCGATACTGAGATTCATATAAGCCAGTACCGAGTACGAGATCTTCAGCCTCTTCAGAGTACATACCCATGCGAGTAATTACTCTTTTAATTAACGACCTGTACTGTTGAGTCTGCTCAGGAATCATTACATAACCTTTTCGGTTGGTTCTTTTTTGACTTTAGGAGTCTTTTTGACATCCATTCCGTCACATACATAGTTCTTCTTCTTAGAAGATTTCTTTGATTTTTTACCGTAGTGCATACTAATATCCTTTCTTCTTTTTCTTTTTACTTCTACTTAAAGCATAGTAAAGGCCTTTGCCTTTCTTTTTACCATACTTCTTGATGATTTTATTGTACATCTTTTTGTACTTAGGCATTACTTGCTACTCCTACTTCGAATACCAAAAGCACCTCGACTCATTTCAAGTGTTCTTTCATCATATTCTTTAGTACCTTTAATAAATTGCCTATCAAAACTATTTAAGTTTTCTTTAATCATTTTTAAAACAATGGGGTCTGTGATTTTTTTATCTTGTTTATGTAAAGCATCAGCTTTTCTAATTTTTTTTATCCTATTAAAAGTAGCTTCACGAACTTTACCATACATTTTCATATCATTTTTTGTTAGATTATCTACAACTTTATTAAAAGGAGTATCTAACATATCAGATGGTGTTATTTTAGTTTTAGTTCTGGCTAATGATTGCCTTAACTGACCATTTGCCATTAGAACTTCCAGACTAGTTTGCCAATAGCAACAATAACATCCATACATTCTTTGGCTATAGCTTGTTGCTCAGACTTTGATATTTTACCATCTTTTTTAGCATCATGGTACTTTTGAGCGACTTGCTTTACTTCAGTTACAAGAGGCTTATACTTAACTGCTACTAATGTCCCTGCTGCTCCTAATATGATAACAAGCATATACGCTGCATTACTTAAAGATAACCATTCCATTACTTTTTCTCCTTTATCATTTCTTTTACATTCATTAATTCTGTATGAATCACATCTAATTTGTATTCAATTATTTCTTTATCTGCTTTTAATTCAACCATCTTCTCTATGTGAGATATATCTGCCTTCATAAAACCAAAAGCCATTGCCATACTTCCTGCTAAAACAATAATAGTGATAATGTGTTCTAACGATATGGTCTTATTTAGCTTCATGCCATCCTTACCTTTTTCGCAATAGACTTACTATACTTAGCGTATTGACTGCCCTTCTTACTTGCTTCCTTCTTCTTTCTATTGGTTGCTCTTTTCTGTGCATCAGTTAAACTGGTTCTAACAGACTTAGGTAAGTATCTACCTCTTTTAGACTTAGGTTTTTTCTTATCACCTTTACTAACATAGTCCCACTTCTGCTTTGTCCATTTAGATAGCTTATTAGAAGAACTTTTACTGCCTCCGTATCTACCACCCATATCCTTATAATATTTAACTGCAAGTTGCATGGCCCTAGCAGAGTGCTTACCACCCATCTTAGCCTTAGCTCTAGCCTTTGCCCTTGCCCACTTTTTAGGATCTAATTTAGTTGCTGTAGCCATTACCACTTTACCTTATCTGCCCAGTAAGCAGCACTCATCTTACCTTTAGCTATATTTCTTCTATGTCTTGCTTTAAAACTTTTACGCTTCATCTTCATTCTAGTAGACTCACCTGCTTTAGGTTTACCTGCAGTAGATGCTCCCTGCTCTCCAAAACGAATTAGTTTTACCAGTGGGCCTTCTTTGGCCATTACAATATGAGACTTCTTTGGATGTCCTGGAGTCCTCTTTGGCTTATTGAAACCAGATATATTTAATCTCTTCATTGTAGCTCTTGCTCTTTTAACTCTTGATTCTGAAGCTGTCATTAGTTATCTCTTAACCTATCTAATTCTTTTTCTATGTAATCAATGCGCTGATTCTGCCTTATATCAGCAGGTATCTCTGCATCTTGATTCTCATACGCTTCATTCTCTATTCTTGTAATATGTTCTTCATTGATAGCTACCTGGTACTCTAAAAATGATATACGAGTATTTAATTGACCATAGCCATATACTAATGCACCAATAAATCCTACTGCTTGTATTATCATTGGTAGTGAAATACTTAAAGAGCTATTGTCTGATATTGGTTTAGTGTTTTCCATTTAATCTGCTTATTACACCTTTGATCTCTGATACTTGATTATCAAGGTCATTTATTTCTTTGGTAATATTATCAAATTTTCTATCGAGCTTATCATCTGATTGGTTCCATCTTCCTATTAGTTTAATGATCATGCCTTCCATATTCTCTAAGGTTTCAGATTGTCCTCTGTTCTCTGTCTTTAATGCCTGTAAAGCACCTGCTTGTTCATCTGCTCTTTGAGATTGCTTAAAGTATCCGTAAAAGAACGCTGCACATACAAGGCCCATTGCTCCATACTCAGCGTAATATCCCATAAATTCTTCCATTATATCTTCTTTATCATCTTTAATAGTTTTATATAATTCTTTAAATCTTTCATTATTTTCGTTTCTTCTTTTTCTTGCCCCAACTTAGTGGATTTAGATTTAGTTCGGTCTCGTACCACTCTAATTGTTCCTGCATCTTTGCAATTTTAACTTCCTCTTCTGCTATATGTTTGGAAATAAGAGTTGCAATCTCTTCGTTAGCAAGTCCAATTCCTCGTTCAAGGTTTGTAATTCTTGTTTCAATACGATAGTATCCATAAATAAGACTAGCGATAAGAACAAACATTTGACCAAGCCACTTAATGTTAATAGATATAACAGCGTTGTCATCGACCACAGCTCCACGATAGCTCCTTGCTGTCTTAGGTTTCTGCCCTTCACTCACTTTTCTTTCTTACATCTTCCCAGTTATGATGTCTATAGCAATAGTTCTCACCAACAAGTATTCCTCCTTGTGTAGTAGTTCTTTGATACCAATGCTGTAAACTATCCTGGTCTGTTATCACCATAAAATCTATATACAAAGTATCTTCAGGTGATATAGACCTACTATTACCACTACAAGCACTAAGAATAAATATTGTAAAGATTATTACTACAACTGATATTACAGTAATGAGATCTTTTCTATCTTCACTCAATTTCTGATGTCCACTCAGTGCCAGATAAAGTAGTCATTATCTGTGCGTGAGAAAGTTTAGTGTATGATGAAAATACACTTGGGTCGTTATCAGGGTCATTATCACAAGCAAACTTTAGTAGTGCTTTACTACTGTCGCCTGTTTCTCCGTTGTTTAACCTAAGTGTTGCAATACCGCTTTGTATAGCATTGTCTATTAATGGATTTGTACCATCATCTTCAGTGGCAGCATCAATATCAGCTTTTGGGACGACCATGTATGCACGGTTTACCCATCTTCCTGAATAATCATCACTCCATCTGTTTGTTACTTCTTCACTCATATTATTTTCCTTTAAGGTGTTGTTGTTGAACGATTAGTATCACTTTTTGCATAGCCATTAGGTTCTGCGTTTGGTGGTGATTTTAAAGTTGCACCAGATACTGTTCCATGATTTGAGTTACCACTTCTGTCATATATTGTAGAACTTGTATCTTTAAATCCACTTGTAGCGTCTAATAATCCACAAGCAAAATATGCTTTTAAATTGTCTGAATAGTTATCTAATAAATTAAAATGCCTACCTGCTGTATATATTGCAGAGATTTCTAAAGCACTAAGAGACTTACCCCAAAGAGCAATTCCTGCAATACCCCCTGCAAATGACCTATCTCCACCTGTGTTATTACCTATAAATAAATTTTGACTTGAATCATCAACTGCATCTCCAGTTGTACTACCAGTTAGTGATGCAGTTACGCTTATTCCATTGATATAAAAACTTGGATTATTAGAAGAAGAACTATTATCATAAGTAACAGCTACGTGATTCCATTCATTTAAAATAACATTCAAAGGACTACTCCAATATGGTTGATTAGTACGTCCATGACCAAATACTAATTCAACTTTACCGCTACTTTCATCTGTAACTAACCAATGCCAACCATCTGAACCATTTGTACTTGTTGATTTATCAAATATTCTGCCTAAATCATTTTCACCATCACTTGATGGTTTTATCCAAGCAGTAAGAGTAGCACCACCAACAAATACATTATCTATTGAGGCATCAGAACCAATATTTATTAAATCATCAGTTCCATCAAAGTCTATAAAGTTATACGCAGAGTTTACCCCTGTTAGAAAGGATTGGTCTGGCAGAACTGAGGAATAGACTAAATCAGCAGAGTCTTGATTGGTCATTGTGCCGACATTGCCTTGTAATTGCTGAAGAGAAAAGTTATCTAAAAACAATATTTCTCCAGAATTAATATCTAATCTTATATAATCATGTTGTGGACTACCTGCTTTAAATATTACTGTCTTTGATGTAAAAGATGTTTCAGTTATTGTAGCAGATGGTGTACTGCCACCATTCTCAATTACAACTAAATCAACAGAACCTGTGTTTACTTTAGCATCAAATGTTAATTTATACAGCTTACCAACTACTAAATCACTATTTAAATCAGTAGAATCTCTAAACCATAAGTATGCTCCGTTAGTATTATCAACATAAGTAATTTTTAATGCTCCAGAATCGTTTGCTATAGTATTATTCCCATAAACAACCCAAGAATGTGTACCACTATCAAATGTACTTGCATCTGTATCCCATAACTCTGCTCCAAGAACAGGCTCATTTACATCTATGATGGCAGGGTAAGAGTCACTTAGGTCTGCTGATTGGAGGACTTCTTGTACATCAAAACTATTTAATACAAGTTTATCTCCTGTAGATACATCTGCCTCAAAGAGTCTAAAATATGAACTTGCACCATCACATAATCCATATACTGTATTTATACCTGTTGTTAATGGATTTTTTTCAAACACATTAGCAGTACAACTACCACCTGCATTATTTATTCTATAACTTCCTGTTGTTGTACTATCTATATCTAATGTTACTTTTAATAATTTTTGAGGTATTCCAGAACCACTTGCAAAATTACCTGATGATAATTGAGCAACAACAGCAGGACTATCGCCATCCATTGTAAAAACCATTTGGTCATTAGAAAAAGATTTAGTAGCTCCACTACTTGTCCAATCGTTAGATGTGACTCCAGAAAATGTAGTATTACTTGCACTTGTTATTTCTGAACCACCCAACTCTTCTGAACTACTCTCAAATGCCCCCATGTCATAACCTGCAACCATTTGCTGTACTATGTCACCTAATGCACCATTTGTGATTGTACCATCGTTTGAGTTAGAACTTGAATCTGCTATGGTAGGATATGCCTTACTTGCGTCTGAACCCATTCTCCATAGTCCTACTAACCCTGTATCAGCACTTGGATTATGAGTAATACCTTTAGAGTATTGAGCATAGATTTCTTCTGCGGATTTGGCTACATTGTAAAGAGAAACTGAACTTATAGAACCTTCCCAATAATTACCTGTTCTATCCCATCCTATACCTATATCATGTGAGTTAGATGCCCCACTTGTTGTAGTTCCCGATGCCCATGCTACTGCACTACCATTAATATATAATTGATAAGCACTTCCACTATAAACTAAAGCATAGTGAAACCAACTTCCTGCACTAATAACACCTGTTGCAGTTTGACCAACAGCACTTCCATTGTAGGTGTAAACAACACCATTTGCACCTACACTCAAATTATAATCAGTAACAGTACCACTTGCTTGTCTTTTTGAGATTATAGTTTTATAATTTGCTAACACATCTAATTTTGCCCACGCAGAAATAGTGTGTACATTTGTACCAAAACTTAATGCTGAGTTATTTGATATCTCTATTCTATCATTACTACTACTAAAATCCACTACAGAAAATCTGTTGTCTCTCATGGGAGTAAATCTGCTCTTTGCCATCTGTGAAATGGTTTGAGCATCGAGTGCTGTTTTGTAAAGACTCACATTGGATATTCCCCCACCAAATGCTCTATCTGCACTATCTCTTGCACCTATTGTAAATGATACATCATCGTTATCAAGAGTACCTGTTACAGATTCAGAAACATCTAATTTTCCATTTATATAGACTTTAACATTTGCACCATCATAACTCGAACAAATATGAGTCCAAACACCAACAGGACAAGCAGAGCCTACAGTTGAGGTATCAGATGTTCCGAGGTTTACACTACTAACATATCCGTTACTATTTGTAATTTCAATCCAATAATTTCTATTTGTACCATCATCTCTACCAAATAAAAATTGTGTTGCACTTGTAATAGCTGTTAGGTTTACCCAACCCATCAAAGTATAAGATGTTGTCATATCAAAAGATGTGTCATCTCCACAATTAACAAGAGTATTGCTACTGTCAAAATCAGTATAGAAGTCCTGTCTTGCGATTGAGGTATCGCTTTCTGGTAGTACCTTATCCCCTGCTCTGAGCCATAGTTTAAGGTTGGAAGTTCTATCTGTAGCGTAAGTTGATGCTTTGGAGAAATCAACTGGCTTAGAGGCAATCTTTGCGACATCTGAGGCACTTAAAGCAGTATCCCAGACTGCAACTTCGTCAATGAGTCCATCCCAATAAGCACCACCATTTAATGCACTTCCTACTAATATATCTGTTGTTGCATTATGAATTGCATCAACACTTGCATCAGATGGACTTGTTATAGAAGTATCAGTACCATTTACATATAACTTAAATGCACCTGCATTAAATGTAAGAACAAAATGATTCCAACTATCAATATTAGAAATAGCACTTGATGAAATTACTTCACTAATACCACTCCCTGTTTTACTAATACTAAATGTTATTTTTTCATCTGAGTTAAAAAATATTCTGAACGCTCTTTGGTTACTATTATAATCATATTGACTTGTTATATATTGATTAGATGATAATCCAGAACTATCATTTTTTGCCCAAAAAGACAAAGAAATTTGAGCTGAAAGTTCAAGTGAAGTATTCCCACAATTTAAATAATCATTAGAACCATCGAAATTGAAGGAAAAGTCGTTAGGGAAACCAGTTAGTGGCTGACCTGATAACAGGTTGCCAAGACCGAGTCCCATGCCTAAACGCATATTAGTACAATAAAGTTATTTGTCCTGCAGATAATGCAGCACTAGAGGAATTGGTAATATTTATGATCGCAAAAGGGTAAGTAAGTCCTTCCTTCAAATCCATTGTAACTGAGGCAGAATCACCTTGAAATGTAACTTCGTATGTTGCATCTTCATTACAATGTATTGCTCTTGTAACATCAAAAGCATTTGTATCAGCAGCTCTCTCTGTTGCTGTTACTGCAGGGGAAGCACTTCTCTGAACTGAAAAGTCTCTGTAAGTATTTGTGTTTGCCATGATTTCTCCTTTGGTTTGTGGAAGGTTCTAAGGTACTGGCAATACCGTGAACGAACCATAATTGTAAGGAATTTAGTAATGATTATTGTTATGGTACAAGGGAGAGGGTGTGGTATTGCTACTTTTGTTCTTGTAAGTATTGCTTAACCAAGTAATTAAATCTTTTCTTAAAGTCTTTTGATGCAAATCTAGGAACAGATTTCATCTCTTTCATTAGAAGAGTTCTTTCTTCAGGCTCGGATTCCTTATATTTATCAAAAAATAAACCTGCTCTTAATTCAGGAGGTAATTCTAACCCATCATAAAACAAACCAGGATTTCTTACATCTTTAATTTTAAATGAAAATATAATTCTATCTTTTATTTTTTTCTTATCTTCAAACTCAGAATCTTTTATTGACTTTAATACTTCAGTTCTTGTCATTTCACCTGATTTATATTTTTTAAAAATCTCATTACCAAACTCTCTTCTTTTTTTATCATCAGTATTCTTTTTTATTAGAGTTCTTTCAAGTTCTTTATCTTGCTTATAAGGATTAGTAAATGAAACAAATCTTCTGATACCAGGAATATTCCTCATCATTTCTAATGTTAATTCTTCTGTAGCTTTTTCATCTTGCTCTCCTGTAAGAGCTTTATAACCACCACCTACAATATCTGTCCAAATATTTCTATGAGTAGTGAACTGCTTAGTCATGTATTCAAGTTTAGCAGGACTTTTAAACATATCTGGAATGACATCACCTTCATCGATTTCACCTAATTTTTCTCCAAAATCAACAAAGAATTTGCCTGTTCTTCCTGGAATAAACTCTGCTTCTGGTTCTACTGGTCTACCTCTGTCATCAAAAATTGGTTCACCTTTAAAAAAGTTATGATTAATTCCACCCATAATTAAAGCATCTAATAATGGAGGTAATGGGTCTTGAGCAGGTACTACAGATGCTAAATCTTTTACAGCTTCTATTGCTTGATCTGAAGCATCTTTTCCTAAGTAAGATTTTTCAAGCATAGCATCAGTAGCAGAAGCAACTAACTTTTGGCCTGTATCTTTAGGAAGTTTAAAGTACATATATCTTTTATTACCTCTATCATCTGTATAAGAAAAAGGAGTAGTAACTATCCAATTATCATTTTTTATTCTTTCATTAATATCATTATATGCTTTTGGATTTACAACATTATTAGCAAACCATAAACTTGATGCTGTTCCTGCGATCCATGCACTTTTTGTAGCAAACCCTTTAGGGTCTTTTTTGGGAGAACGCATCAATCCTCTTGTTGCTTGAACTGTAGCATTTAAATAAGGCAATCCACTATCTAATGCTTTTACTACAGAACCACCTTGTGCAAAGTCTAAGTAATTTCGTGCTTCATAGGTAGCTTGTAATGGTGATTTACCATTCTTTAATGCTCTTTCTCTCAATGCTAATCTTGTCCATATTTCACTTGTTTCGCCTAAATATCTTGCTGCTGATTGTAATGCTTCAAATGTATTAGAGATTCTACCTGTAGGTCTATAAGATTTTCCAAAACCTCCTTGATGAGTTAAAAACTCCATTCCACCACCTTCCATAATGTAGTCTCTATATCTACCTTTTTTTCTAATTGCATCTGTAGCAACTGAAGCTAAATCAAGAGCCATTTGCGCTCCAAATTTTGGAAGATGTGGTGAATATTCACTAGTGGTAAGATATACATATCCAATATCTCTAGGCATATTAACTAAAGCAAATTCAGGGTTAGCACCTGTTGCCATTGTTTTTAAGGCTCTATTTCCACTAATAAGGCTAATAATATTAGCAGTATTAGCTGCAAATAAAGGATCAGATGTTACCCATTCATTAGCAAATTCTGATTTAACATAAAATTCTTTTTTCTGTCCTTTTTCAAAATAAGAAACTGGAGAATATCCTTTTGGAGGTTTCTCTCCTGGTTTTAACTCTAGTCCCATAATATTATTTGGACTCTCTCTAATCATATCTCGAAAAGCAACATTTGCTTTATTCTTTGCAATACGAGATTGAATCATAGAAATATTTCTAAAGAGCTTAACAGACTGGTCAAGATTCACTGTCTTTTGAGAGCCTTCTTCTAACCTTTTTAAACCACTGCTAGGAACATTTATTTTGCGACCATTACGGATATAAGATATTTCTGGGTCTACCTTATCAATAAATTCTTTTCTAGTGTAATCTTTATCTTTTAATAGTTCATAAGTCTTTTCTGGAATAAGTCCATTATCATATAATTCTTTTAAATTAGTCTTCTCTTCTAAGAAGAACTGGTCTGCTTTTTTATTTAACTTATCATATAATCTTGGATCTGATTTTTTAATTTCTTTTAAATATGCTAAGTGACCCTCATAACCTCCAGGTACTTTATAATTAGGCTTATATTCTTGAATAGTAATATTTCTCCTACTTTCAATTATAGTATCAAGTAGTTTTCTTTCATGCTTTCCTAATCCATCAAAAATGCGTTTAGCTGCCTCTTCATATATAAGAGCTGATTTATTGTTAGCTCCTAATGCTAAATCATGCAACATTGCTGCTTTCTCACCAAATGGCCCTGATTGTCTTAGTTCTTTTTTAATGTTACCAGATACATCAACAAAGCCTCTGACAAGTTTATTTTTAGTATCTTGCCAAGACTTTGTATTAAATCCAGACATATCTTTAAAAGATTTTTCATAAAAGTCTTGTACAGAACTATGTGCGCCTTTTGATTCAGGTAATAAAATTACATTACTAGTAACTTCGCTATAAAGCCTATCAAGCTCTGCAGGATTATATCCCTTACCTTCCATTCTTTTATTAAAATATTCATTAACATCAACAGTTCTCTTAGTTCCTTTATCTGTAACAATGTTCTTATCTGGGAGTATATCTGTGTTTACTGTATAACCTAATTGCTGACCTTGAACTCTATTTTCTTCTATTAGTTCATTAACTCGACCTAAAGACCTTTCTGCTTGAGTTCTCTGTATTTCAGTAAGATTTGGATTTTGCAATGCTTGCTCTTGCATTTTTTTTGTTTCTTTTAAGTTAGCAAGCTCTGCATCGATTTTTAATATTTTCTCAGAAGGTTTACGCTCTGGTAATAACTTTACTTTTTTACTTCTTACAATCTCTTTATTAAAGTCTAAGGTCTTAACTTGACTACGAGACATATCTTGTAATTCTTTAAAGAAGTCTTTGTTTTCTAGTAATATCTGTTCTGCATTTTTTTTAAAATTATTTATATCTACTTCTACTTCTTTAGCTAATTGTTGTCTCTTTTGAGGAGATATACGACCTGCTTTCTGAGCTTTTCTAATTCCACTAAATAATGGTAATGTGTGAAATAATGGAGACCTTTTAATTTCACCCCATCCCTCTTCTCTTTTATCAGGGTCTACTAATTTTATCCAATTAGAAGCTATATCTGATAAGAACTCTGCATATTGACTAATACCCCCGATAGGATCTTCGGCCATAGTCATACCCATAATAGGTGCGCCTGCAGTTAAAAGTATTAGTTCCTTACCAACTCTACTTGTAATCGGTTCATCTTCTTTAGGGTCTAAATAATTTAATAATGGTTCAAATTGATAAGCAGTGGCTTGACCCTTAATAGACTCTGCTTGCTCTGGATTTTCTTTAAAAAACTTGACTCTTTCTTGAGTTTGGCTAAAAGCATCTTGCAATCCTTGAAAAAATCCTTCATTCATATCTTTTACTTCAGGATCTTTAATAGCAGTAAAAGTATATTGAGGTTGAGATTGCTTCATGGGGATACTCATTCCTAAAGCATTTAACTTGTCCTCATCATCACTACCTATAGTAATAGTTACTTTTGGTTCTACAGGTTTAGTTAATTCATTTTGAAATATATCAGGCCTTATCTTACTAAATATACTAGTAAGTGCTTTGTCGCTTTGATTCGCTAAGTCTGGTCTGGTTTCACGAATCCTTTTTAAAAAGATTGTTTGATTATCAGCCATTATTTTTCAGGAAAACCTATAAAGTCATAGTTTTCTAAATTACTAGGGTCTCCACCTTTAAATTTTAACTGACCCATTAAAGTATCAGAGATAACATCTCCAGGATTAATAGATATACTGCCACTTTGAACATTAGACCAAGACTTAGGAGTAATAGGAGTTATTGTAGCTTGATTATCGCCTTTTGAATTACCAGAAATATCTTCAGGTAAACTAAATATGTCATCTTCTTTAAATTTACCAACTTGTCTTTTTACTTCTTTCTTACTACCATCTTCATAGTATTCATAAAATACTTGATCAAGTCCCTCTTGAACTTCTTCTTTTCTTACAACCTTTGCTTCTTTTTCTTTAACTGGTTTTGATTTTGAAGTAAGTAGTTTTCTCGAACCATCGGCAAAGACATTATAAGTATTTAAAAAATTACCTTCTTGCTCTTCTTCTTTATAAATAGGCTTTAAACCTAATTTAATTTCACTTTCTTTAGTTCTTTGTTTTTCTTCTAATTCAGTAGGAGCCACTCCAAGCATACCTGCAGATTGCATTGCTTTCTTCTCTGCAGATTCAACTTGCTTAGTAACTATAGCTTCCTCTTCTTTACTAGGCATAAACTGAAAATCAGGAGATACTGCTGAATAAACTGTACTAGCTCCTGTTTTACCATCAGAAGCAATAATCATTCGCTTACCACGCATAATTGTTTCTCTATTGGATTGAGTTAATTCAACATCACTAACCATACCATTAAAAAGATCTAGCTCTCTTTTAAGACGGTTCTTCTCTTCTTCCTGCTTTTTAAGTCTATCCTGTAAACTAAGTTCTGCACCTCTTTGTAATCCTGCACTTACACCTTGAGCAAAGCCACCTGCAATAGCTTGACCTAATGATGGTCTTTTCTTTGTTTTAAATTTAAAAGCCATTATTTCACTGCCTTTCCGTAGTAAACATGTTTAATACCATCTATCTCAACTACTGCTTCATTATTGACCTTTTCAACATCTTGAGCCATTAAACCGATCTGAGGTGTCTTGTTACCTTTGTAGTTAAATAGATATACAGGTAAGCCATTATCTAATGAACCTACCTGACTAATGTTTTCTTTGATTCTTATGTCACTACCTAAAACATAAGTTGTTAAAGCACTACCTGCTCCTTGTGCCGCAGAACCTAATACACCTTCCCACCATTCTGGGGCATTATCTAATTGTGCTTGTATTTGCGCCCTATTTGTTTGCTCTTGCATTATAGCTCTTGACATTTGATCTTGTATTTGCTGTTGAGTTTGTTGTAAGCCTGCCATTGTATTTTCTTGTCCTATTGCTAATCTTGGAACTTGTTGTAATTGTTGTGCAGTTTGAGCTTCAATACCAGTAAGTCTATCTAATAAACTTCTTTCTGCTCTTTCTTGCATACCTGGAGTTAATGCTTCTAATGTTTGAGCTTCACCACCTGAACCTAATATTGAGCGTTGTAATTGACTTAATAATTGACCTTGTTGTCTAGCACCCACTCTTTCAGCTATATCTTTTTGAGCTACACTAGACCTTTGAATAAGACTTTCAAGTTCTCCAATTTGTTCTTCGGTTTTAGCTTCTGTTTCATCAAGCTGTGCCATTCTACGAGATTCTTCAGAGGCAGTTCTAGCTTCTTCTATACTTTCATAGGATTTACCATCTGGAGTCACATAAAGACCAGTTTCAGGATTATAAGTAGCATCATCACCTGCAAGAGATATTTTATTTTGCAATGATTGTATGTAGTTACTTGCGTTAGCATTTGCATTTTTTATTCTTCTATTTTTAGTTACACCTTCACCTTCAAATGCCTTATAACTCCAACTTTTTAATACCTTACCTGTTTCATTGTCAATGACTTGTATTCTTTTTGAAGGTTCATGATTATTTATTCTATATCTATCCATTATAAATCCTTTGCTTTTTTAATTTCTGAGAAATGCCACTCTGCGTTTAGCTTTACTGCTAAGTAAAACTTCCCTTCTTTAGTGCATATTCCAATATCTGTGTCTTTACCTTCTTGAGGACTAAAAAATCCTTGCTTAAGGTTGAAAATCTTATCTTGCTTACCATCAGTAAGTGTTTCAATGGTTTCTTCCATTATGGATTACCCCCCTCTATATCATAGTCAATATCAATACCATCGATACGAACATTGCTTTCTACTCCATATATCTCAATCTCAATGCTTTTACCTAGTTCATTAATAATAGTAGAATGTGTTTGCAGGGTAGTATGTTCAACCATTTCTTGAGTTATAGATGCTGTATCACTGCCATCTATATACACCTTATAAGACATGGCAGTTCCAGTGCCACTACCTTTATAAGTGATATGTAGTTTTGTAAATCGTTTAAATTGATCTGGTACTCCAAAATCAAATCTCTTTGTTTTGAGTAACATTGTAGAGGTTGTATCATTTGTAGTACTACTAAATACATTTGTCACCTTAGTAGTGCCAGTATTAAATGTTTGCAGCTCTTGATTATCTGACAATACAAATTGACTTTGAAAAGTACCTGTAAAATCATCAAACTTTGACCAAGACTGAGTATCAAAGTTATAAGCATACATTATCGTAGAATCAAAATCATAATTAACAACTAATGTGTTAATATTACCATGATACCCTAATGATAAAGCACCTTCGTTTACATTTAAAGTTAATCCTTGATATGTATCTCTTATTAGTAAGGATACTTCTGATATTTCTGTACCACGCATTAGACTTACTTGCCTATTATCAGCAAAGCAAATACCATAAGGTGTATCTACCACTGCGTGTTTATGTAAACATCCAATACCTGCTATATGCCTTTCTAAAATAAAGTTTACTGATTGTGCGCTTTGTATTCTGTAAACATATATGTTTCTTGTTTTAAATACATATAGTCGATTCTGTGCAGAATGTAAAGCAGTTATTTCATCCCCATCATTCTTACCAACATCAAGAAACTTTGTTCCCACCACGGCCTCATCGAGCTTAAAGTTATCAGTAAAGACAATGCGATTCTTTTCACGAATTGTTTGATCATTCTCGTCCTTAAAATCTATATTTGCGTAAAACGCTTTGTTACCAACTACTACCGCTGTATTCCACTTAATTGGTTTTAATCTAGTTTCTGCAGCTCTACCTGTAAGTGAGTTGTAGGTGGCAAGTTTTAAACCATCGTTTGGTAGATACCAAGTAGCTACTTTATCTGTAGAAACAGTACATACAAAAGCATCCTTTCCACTCCAATCATAATCACTTACTAACTGCGCAAAACCTTCTCCCTGCCAGTTTCCCCAAATTACTGCTATGCCTGAAGTAGGGCCTGTAGTTAAGGTAGTTGTAGAAATTGATTTAATGTTTGCAATCCAAGTAGTTGGCTTTTCTAATTCTGCAGAAAATAGTGCTACAGTATTAGATGATAAAGCATCTGCGACTATCACTGCTTTATCTGCAGCAAAACTAGAAGCATTAGACCAATTAGTAGCTCCTTTAAATGTTGTTGAGCTATAATCACTAGCTGTAGTGCTTAAATCATGTACATCATCGCTTGCCGCACCATAAGGCTCTATACAAGGAATCCAATTACCATTGTTTGATGTAGCAGTAATACTACCACGAATAATTGAATCTGTTGCTGAATTTTTAGCTCTTGGGTCATCTGAAAAACCATCTTGAACATCATAAGTAGTTACTAAATACCAATCAACATCATCTACGGGTTGCCAATATAAGTTAATACCTGTAATTCTTTTATTCCAACGAGCAAGGTCTGTACCTGTATCAACAACTAATTGAATACCAGGACAACGATTAGCTTGAACAGCATTTTGTGAAAAAACTCCTATATCACCATGAGTATCTCTGCCTAATTCACTTTCCTGTACATAATCATAAATAAATGTAACTGTGTATTTATCCTTACTATTAAATGTATTTGCAGCAGCATCATCAATTAATTTTAAACCATCAGTAGTTGGAAAATAAACAAAGATACCTACTTCATTCGCTGTACCAATTGCACTTTCTTGATCAAAAGCGTGCTGTAATGGAACTACAGTTGGAGGTGTTAATTCTGTATCTTCTAATGTCCAAGCATTGACTGCTGCGGCCATCGGTGGTGTTCTAAATCTGTAATGAGTTAAAGGAGTAATATCTTGTCCAAAAACACTTCTTTTAATATGTCCATACCATTTAGGATCATTGGAAAAAGAACCGTCACTAATTCTTAATATTTGATTGTGTACTAAAAGGTCGTGACTAGGAAATTCTTTTATAGATATATCATCAATTCTGTAACTTGAATATGTCGATGAAGTAACTGAATAAAATGCAATCCCACCATTACTTTCTTTTGGTGAAAAATATAAATTATGTGTAGTTGCTGTAAGTCTAGTTGTATCAATATATGTTTCACTTAAATCTGCGCTCTGTATCTTTATATCTGCTTTTCCTCCACCTTCGATATTAGATAATGTAAATTGTAATCGATAAATTTTATTCTTCTCTAGCTTACCTGCCATACTAGCATTAGTTTGAGATAATGCACCTTCACCAGAGCTTAATGTATAAGAAACATGAGCAGGAACTGATGGAGGTTCACCTGCATTAAAGGCCCAACCTGTGCCAAATGTCCAAGAGCTACTAGAAGATAACGCACCATTTGTTATCATCTCACTACCATAAGTAGAATAAGTATTTACTGTGGCCCATGAACCTGAAGTACCATCAGCAACATCAACTCTATAAACCTTATCTGCATTAGCAATTACCCACCACTCAGTACTTCTATTGTTACTGCTTCCATCTTTTTCAGTACGATAGCGTATGAACTCAGAATTAATTTGTTCAGTACCTGACAAGGCACTGGATTGATTAGTATTTGAACCTTTCTTTGTAATACTACCTCTTTTGGTATTAATAGCATTATCAAACTCTTGAAACTGATTATCTGATATATCTAATTCAGATTGATATGTAACTAATCCACCTGAAAAATCTCTTATACTTTTTCTAGCCATTAAAAGTCATTATAAGGAACAGTTAGGATTGTACTACCATCTCTTGATTGTCTTTCAAGAATAACTCGTTGCTTTTGTTCTAACCATTCGTTTTTAAAATATGAAATTAAATTTAGGTCTCTAAGCCTCTCTGATACTCGCCAACATGGATAGTATATTAACATTCTCTGATAACGATCATCTATCTCTGGTTTACCAAATGTAACCGACTGATTAGATGCTGTGCCTGTAGCATTTGCTGTAATCACAACAGTAGTAGTATTAGTAATACTTCTAACAATAGTATTATCTGGAATATTCGCACCGACTATAGACATACCTGGTCTCACATCAGTTGTTGAATCCATTGTAACATTTGCAGAGCTACTTGATACATCAACAGTAGCATCAACAAACATTTTATGTGGCACATAATAATAATAAACTTTGATTTGTTTTACTTCAGTAGGAGTAGGAAAAATTCCAAGTTTATCTTCATGTATGTAAAAAGCCTTGTCTGTAGTAATATTACTCATAGAAGAATCATCAGGTATATCACTTATCTCATTGATACCAATTCTTTGACAAATACTACCATCGTATTCTACTCTATAGATACGAGTCATTGACTCTAGTGATAAACTTGTATTCTCTGCACCATCCAAGTTATTTTGATTTAATGTCCAATCTGTAACAAGAGTATTTGAATCCTTCATTTGATATTCACTTGTATCTACTACTGAATTACGAGTTGCATATCCTTGCAATAGATTCGCTTCATCACAAAGTTGAAAATGACCTTCATTGATAAGGTCGTGTATAATCGAATCAGCTAAGACAGATGTAGAGTCTACACCTGTAATATTTCTGACTTCTGTTGTTATTTCTGATAAGGTCATAATATTTCCAATAAAGAGGGGGAGGTTAGTCCCCCTCTAGGTTATTGATTAGCTTAGATCAGTTCTCGCTGAAACGTACTGAATGACACCGTAGTCTTTGCTGTTGTAGTCACTAATGTCTACACCATAGATCTTTGCTGCTGAAATACCGAGTTGGTTTCCATAGTCAAAGGTCTTTTCTACCCACATCATATCAGATGATTCTGCAAAACAAGCTGCTTGTGCGCCCATGAAAAGATTTCTTGAACCTTTTACAGCGGCTCCACCACCGTTATCGAAAGTGTTTACACCTTCGTGAGAGTGGATAACAACCCCATTGTAGATACCTAAAGCACCTTTAAACAATGGATTACTATCACCACGAACCTGAGCTTCACGCTGAATCTGCTGAAACTCATCGAGTTCAAACAGATCGTAAGCAACTTCAGGATGCAATACCAATACATAGTAGTCGTTACCGTCTACACGGATTGGTCTCATTCTGTAGTTAGCAGATCCACCTATCTGAGCTAGTGTTTTCAATGCACTAATATCAGCTAAAGTGATCGCATCTGCTGCAGCTAATGCTGCTTTCGGATCAGAAGTTGCATACACAGAACCTGCGGCATCTGCTCTATAATAAGCGTGAGTACCACTTGTTGTTGATAAAGCAGAGAAAATATCTGCATCAATCAACTCTGAGTATTGCGTTTTGAGAAGATCTAGGGAAGTGCTTCTGAAATCATAAAGCACTTTAGAGTTTGCGAATTTACCTGTATCTCTTACAGCTAACCTTTTTTGATTAGTGCTAACTGTGTTTGAAAAGGTAGATAGCGATTGCTCGTTACCCTCTAATGATGAATCACCAGTAATTGCACTTCCTGAAAGCTGAGAAACAAGACCAAAAGTAACATCTTTACCTTTGCCTTCTTCCATTTGCTTTACATGAATTGCATTTCCTGGGCCTTCACCCATGAATTTACTAAAGTAAACTCCTTTGCTAACTTCACTTTGGAGTTCTTTTGCCCATCGTGAAACTTGTAGGCCTGATGCCCAATTTGCTGCCATTATTGACTCCTATTAGTTAAGATTAGTTTTAAAGAATTTACACCAGACAACAATCTTTGCTGCATCAGCTGCGTTGATTGCTTTTACATCAATGGTATCTTCTGCTGAGTAATATCTTCCACCACTGTAAGCAGTAGTTCCGTTGATACTACTATAAGATGCTCCTGCACTATTACCGTTAGAACCATCTAAGTATCCATCAACATCGTCACCGTCACCAACATCAATAGTTAGTGTACCACCTTCTGCTGTAAGAATTACTGCTCCAACTGCGACAACAATAGAACCTGCAGGTACTGTGATAGCTTGCCAAATATCGTCTGCTGCTAAATTTTGTACAGCAGTGTCGATCATTGCAGCCATCATACCACCAGGCATTGCATCAGTATGTGGAGATGTATTTCCGTAACCAGAAGCTGAATCAAAAGGGCCTTCTTTATGTGAAACTGTAGCCATTTTATTCTCCTAATTAAAATCCAGAAGTAACCTCCATTAAGGCTTTCTTACGAACTTCAGGCGATAAATTGCTCCACTGCTCAGGACTTAGATTATCATAATCTGTGTCCGACTCGTTTCCTGTACTAACATTAGACAGTGTGGTCGGTATCTTGGTTGCTTCCGTTGCTTTTTTCGCTTTATCTATCTCTGGGTTCGTAACATCCTTAACGGGTTTACTTTGGATGTTGTAAACATTATAGGCATCCTCTATAAAGGTGATGCCCCTTTCATCGCCAAAAGCAGCAATCTTGGCTAACTCTTCTTGACCTAACTCAGGATGTTTCTCAATGAAATCATTCATCATTGCATCCATAGCACTATTATACTCTGTCTCAGCTTTCTTCGCTTCTTCAGCTTGGAACCTCTGGTCTATCATATCTTGTGCTTTTTTAGCAGCCATAAACTCAATGTACTCTTTCTGCTTTGCAGGATCGTATTCGTCAAACTCAGGGACTGCTTCTGGTTCCTCTTTAGGTTCCATAGAATCCTTTAGTTCTTCGACCATCTTGCGAAGATCTCCAAGTTCATTAGTTTGTCTGCCATTTAGGCTTTGTAGGTTAGAATAAGACTTATCCCTTTCTTCAGCAAACTTCAAAAGCTCGTCCACAGAGTCAAAGCTCTGATCTCCTATTTGTAGCTTAAGTTCTTCTGTTTCTGGGGTCTCGGTTGATTCTGCTTCAACCTCTGTCTCGTCATTGGTCGGGGATTCTTCTACTTCAGAGTCGCTATACTCTTCACCAGACATTTCCTTTTCCTCATCAATATATTGAAACTTCGATTCACTCATTATTGCATTACTCCTTCTCCACTAGATTGTGGGGGTTTTTTTTGTTGTTGTTGTTGTGACTGGACTTGAGCTTGGCGTTCTTGCTCAAATTTCTCCAGTATCTCATCGGATGCTTCCATGTCGGATAGTTCAACGAAAAGTGGGAATAAACTAGCGTACCCATTTCGTACTAATTCCCCAACTTGGTTAGCCATTAACGCTCTCATCGTTGGAGTATTTTGACCCTGGTCTAAGACCACATCAAACTCCATTGTTGAGAAGTTGTCCAAAAATTTGCTGATGATCTGATTGACTTCTGCCTGTTCTTCAGGTTCCACCTTATCAAATTCAGCTCCAATAATTCTTTGTATCTTATCAACAGAATAATACTGCTGCATATTAGACACTGCCATTTCTAGTGTATTCTTCTTACAAGTGTCTAAGTTCTCCATCTGCTCCATTAAGGTATTCATACCTTGACGAATCCTAGTCTGTACAGCAAGTCCTGACTCTGTAGAAGAGGTGGCCCTACCCATCATTGGGTCTGTAGCACCACTGATCTCTTTTGCATCAAAGTCACTTCTCTGTTCAAACGAAGCAATCGTTGGTACAAGTGCTGTATGCTGATTAGACCATTGACTCATAAAATCAGATATTCTGCCCTTAAATCCAGGTATGCCTATCCATTCTCCATTCGCTGAAGCTCTATTCATCTGGTCTGCAGTAACCTTGTTTCCTGTGAAGATACCACCACCCTTTGGAGAGCGATTAATAATATCTAAGGCTTGTGACCTACGCTTATTCTTCTCTCTTTGAGGGTCTTTTAAATTCTCTACCAATCCAAAAGTTTCTACATTGTCACCATAATCTTCAAAGGTATAGAAGAATGGTATTAATGGAAACTGATTATGTCTATATGGATTTGGTGTTTTTTCCTGTAAGACCCTTGCACCTGCAAATACAGTTACATAGGTCTTAGGAACGCTTTTAGAAACCACATTTAACTCTACAGGAGCAACTTCCATCTCAGGTCTTTCCATAATACTTCTAATCGCTTCATTGGCTTTACGCTTGGTCTTAAAACCTTCCTGAGAAAACCGTCCTGTTTGTGGATTAACTAAATAAAATTCTTTTTCGTACTCTCTTTCCCATAACTCAATAATTCTTATCTTCTTACGATGTGAATCCATATTATAGGCTTCCATGCTTTTAAAACCGTAGTTAGGGTCTACATTCTTATATTTGTCGCCTAACTGTATGCCAGTTAAAGATTCTTCACCAATTAAAGACTCTTGTATATCTTCAGCGTTTTTAACATCCCTCAGTGCATCTGGAAACATATCTTTTGCTTTAGAGATAGATAATAGTTTAGTACGAGCTAATCTACCCCACTGTGAACAATCAGGAGTAGTAGCCTCTGGATCCATTAATACATTGGCCCACGACTCTCTTCTGATATTTATCTTACTATCAAAGTATTCGCCTGCTTCTACTGATAGGTCTACCCATCCTCTACCTGTAATTACACCGTCCTTAAAAACACGACTAAATACATTATGTAAAGACTGGCTTTTATCTAAATGATATAAAAGCGAAGTAATTAACTTAGCTTCATTATCATCGTTCATTTCCACGGGTCTGGCACGGTATGATGTTCTGCCTTGCCTTTCAATACCAGTTACTAGGTTCACTTTCGGAAGGATGATGTTGAGCTGAAGGGGAGGACGTCCCTCTGCTCTTAGCTTTGATATATCAGCATTATCCCATTGTCCAGTTCCGTACCCACCCGTATAAAAATACATAGATTCTCTTGCAGATTGCATAAATGTCCTATTACTGCTCTGCATTGCTTGAAATACTTCGTGTAAATATGATAAATCGCTCATGTACCCATCCAACTTGTTGTGCGTTTAAAGAAACTCGGTGTTTTGTACGAGCTTCTGCGTTTCGGTTTATTTGAACCTTCTACCGCATGAACTAAATATCTAACGCAGTCCATAGCGTGGTCATTCTTTTTCACAGGCTCTTCTGGTGCGCTTTTCTCGCTATGCCCATGTTTTAATTCTTTCCATTTGTAATCCATGATCTCGTCTAAGAGAAATCCCATATTCCTAACATCAAAGAACTTTAATTGACAGTGACCGTTCTTATCAGTCGTTAAATAGCGTGCTACCCTGTCAAATCCTGCTCTTTTATCGTTATTGGCTCTCTCCCATTCAATGCCATACTCTTCCCACTCATCGGCAATAGAGTAACCGTCCCTCTCTGTTCTATTAATAGACGGGTCGGCAATAAACTCATAGTCCATACCAGTCTCTAACCTATCTTCTACCATCGGTACTATCTCATCTATCCTCATCTCATC